GGCGGCGTCAAGTTCGGCGCGCATTGCGTCGGACCAAGCGCGCAAGACTTCTTCGGCGGGCTTGTACATTTCGGCGTAACGGGCGGGTACAGCACCGGCAACGCCGTCGCAAGCTTCAAGCGCGCCTTCGGACGCAACAAAGCGGGCGTTGCGAAACGTCGTGTTCGGTCCAAGCTGCATTGCGGCGGCTTGATCCTTTCGCGACGGCGCGTCGCCGTCAATGAAGTACAGAATGCGGGGTGATTTCTTGAACATGAAAGTGAACCTTATGTTTGAATTGACGGAAACGGAACGGGCTTTGCCCGTTCCGTCATTGCGCCGAACTTAGCGGTGCGTAATAACCACTCCTGCAAGGTCTTTTTCAGACGTAGCAAAACGATCCCAATTGGTGGCAACGGCAAGCGCGGCGTCGTTCGGCGACTTGCCGCCGTTGGTCTTGTCCCAAGCGAAACCCTTGATACCAAGATTGAACGACCATTCGGCTTGGAACGTACGAAGAATGTTTTCGTCGCCGTTCTTTGTTTCGAAGTTTTCTGTATAGTCGTTGTTCTGGTCAAGTCCGATTGCACCGGACGCAAGACCAAGCGTATGATACGTGTCGGGCGCACCGGTCACAATCAAGCCCGGCGCGTCTGTCACAATGAACACGCGCCCGAACGGGTCCGCAATCACGTTGACAGTTTCGTATTTGAACAGTTGCGACGCGTTGGAAATCGCGGTGCCGAAGTAGTCAGTCATTGCCTTTGAGTGCGTAACCCATACGGCAATGTCTTTGTACTGGTCGCCGAATTTGCCCGCGCCACGGTTAAGCTTTGGTGCGTCAAGGGTATTCGGCGTGTCCGCCGTACCGTTGTACACGACCGCCGCAACTTGGTTCAAAGCGACGCGGCAAGCTGTAACGCCAAGGTTCAGCATGTCGGCAAGCGCGTCTTTGGCAAGCTGTTGCCCCATAGCAGCGCCCGCAACTTCCGGGTTCTGCTGTATCCACTTGAATTGCCCCGGATCAAGAGCAACAGGCGGCGTACCGGCTGCAACCTTAACCATTGTGTCAACCAAGTGTTGAAGCTGCTTCGTCGCGACCGCGCCGGAACCGTACGCATTGCGCCGCTTCACAAGCCCCGAAATCCGGCGATAGAATGCCTGTTCGGAATAGTCGCCTTGATGCGCCGCCGACTGCAATTCAATTGTGCCCCGCGAAGCAGCGTTGAACAAGTCAACTTGCTGGCGAGAAATTTCCGTCATAGTTGTGTAAGCGTATTCGGAGAATACGGCCAAATCTGAAAGTGCCACGGTGTTACTCCTGTCGTTCTTTGTTCGCCTTGATCGCCGCCGCAAGATCGCGCGGGTTCATCGTAGCAAGGTTAATCGGTGTATCGGGGTTTTGCGTTGTGGCACTGCCAAACTTATCAAGACCTTGTTTCGGGGCACCGCCGCCAGAAGCCTTGCTTCCGATCATGATAGACGAAAAATCTTTGTTTGCAACAAATTCTTTCGTCAAGTCTTCAATCGTGATCGACGCAGGTTTACCGTCCTTGTCGAGTACCTTCGTTGTCGGCGCATCGCCTTCAAGATCGGCAATAAGTCGCGATTTGATATGCGGCAACAGCAACGCTGGGGCGTTTGAAATCTTGTGGGCAATCTGCGAAGCGACCGTATCAACAAGCGACGTTTTGATATGGCCTTCAAGCTTCGCAATACGGGCGTCGTACGCGGCTTTCGTTTCGCCTTCTTTCTTCTGCCAAGACTTTTCGAGCGTTTCAATGTCGCCTTTCTTGCGCGCGTCGCCGTCCGTTACGGCGTCAAGCTGTTCTTGCAAATCTTTCGCCTTCTTTTCGGCGTCGCGGCGCAATTGCGCTTCGCGGTCTTTCGCGCGCTTCAATGCGCCCGTGTCTTCTTCGCCTTCAACATCAAGTTGAAAAGCGTCGCCGTCCGCAACGTATTCGCCTTTCAAGGAGTCGGACAATTTGTCGTATTCAGCTTTCGTAAGCTTTTTCTTAAGTGCCATAACGGTACTACCTTCTGTTGCGCTAGAACACCGTTCTAGCTTTGGGTTAAGATCAATTGACGTTTCGCCTTAAATTGCGAAATAGTCAACGGCTTTACGTCGGAAAAGCTAGGATATTCGGTTGCTTTGCTTTTTCCGCTGTAAACTTGTTGGCCGCGCGTTCTGCCTAGAATGTCATTAAGCACGGCGGCGGGTTGCGCTTTCAACCAGCTATGGTACGAACTAGGCGATTGGGCGTCTTGATCCGACGCTATCGGCACGACTTTAGACCGGCAACGTATATGTGCCGGGGGCAATGGACCTTTGCCGTACACGTACACTTTGTTGTTACGACTTGCGCAAATTTCGGAAGTACGATTGTCGATCACTGATACCCAACGGTACTTACGAAGAAACACCGAACCAATAGAATTTTGAGCAATCGCGCTGGCGTGCTGCAAGACTGTTGCAATTACAGCCGAAGCTTGATTGTTAATTCCATTAAACACGCCGTCGCGATAGTTCGCGCTTTTCGTACCTAGAATTTCGGTCAAAGTATCTTGCAACTTAGCGCGGTTTGCATAACCACGTTGAATAGCGTTTTCAACGGCTTTTACGGCGCTTGCGCTAAACCCGGCGACGAACGCCGCAAGCAATACGCCGTTCGCTGGCAACGGCGAATTTAACAGAAACGCCCAAAGCTTGTTGTTACCGTCTTCTGTTCCCGACGACGCTGCAAGACCGCCCAAGAAAAAAGGTTCGCCGGTTTCGTCTTCTTCTTCGGCTTGCTTTCTTGTTTTGCCGGTTGTTTCTTCAAATATAGCAGTTGACAATTCAATATCGGCTTCCATAAATTCACGGATCATACGAAGAAGCAGCGTTGTATAACCGTTGTAAATTTTGGATTGCGATTGTTTGATTGTGTTTACAAAGTTACGAAGCTCGCGGCGTGTCAATTGGTCAAGCGTCGCATAACGAAGGCGCGCAAACTGCAACCGCAAATCTGTTTGCAGTTCAAGCAATACTTCGTTGAATTCCGCCGCTTGGTTCGACTTCACGCCTTCAATGTAAATTTGATGCCGCGTAAGGGCGTCAAGCAATGTCACCTTTGCCATAATAACTTGTCATCCCCACATTAGACGGCTGGCGGCGTTTCTTCGCCGGGCGGAACCACGTTGCCTAGTTCGTCAAGCTTCGGCGCATTCGCAAGTTCGGTTTCTATTTCGTCTTTTGCCTTTTCGTCGGTAAGCGTTGCAATACCGCCGCTGCGAAGCCCGGCGCGCATTTCGCTAAACGATATTGCGCCCGCTTGCCATTCTGAAATCAGTTGCCGCCTTTCTTCTGGCGTCATCTTCGCAAGATCGAAATCGGTGTTCAATTCAAACTTGATCGCGCCTTCTTCGGCACCGACAAACCTTGCGCACCATTTCAGCGCCCATGCGTACGCCGTGCTTACGTTGCGCGCCGACGACGCCAGCGTTGAACTTTCGGACGTATGGTCAATCCCGGCTTCGGTCGCCGTGCGCTGTACGGTTTTTTGTTCAACAAGCTTCGCGCCAAGCGAAACCATTTTGCGCTCTTTATGTTCCATTCCGGTAAACGGAATTGTATTCGGATCGGCTTGCAACAATTGCGCTTCGCCGCCAACAGGAAGCGGTATTGCACCGCGCGAACCAAGCGCAATTGTTCCCTTCAAAACGTCCTTAACCCATTCTTCGGTTAAGCCTGTAAAGACCGGCGTTGGTTGTCCGACGATAAACGAACTTTCTTCGTGATCGGCGGAATTGCGATAGTGCGCAATGTTCAACGACGCAATGTCATACAACGGCGGTTCGTCAACCCGGCTGTCGTTGTTTTCAGCGCCGATAAACGTAAACGGAAGTTCGTTCATACGGTTCCCGTTAGCGTCAACAGGAATTTTCGGATAGCCCGAAACCATGCTCCAACCGGCGTTGAATTTGCGGTAAAGTTCGACGCTGTAAACAAGTTCAACGTTTGGCGCGTCGCGGTCTGTATTGTCGTCGGAAGTGCCAACGCCATTTACGACCGGATCAAACAGCCGAAGTACACGAAATTGTTCGGCAAGCTTCAATTCAAAG